TTGTTGAATTTCTTCTTCCGTCTTAATCAAACCTTCGGTCTCGATTCCCAACGCGGTAGCACGTCGTTTAAAGTAATCACTTACATTGACGTACTGCATAACGGAGTCAGGACCTACGACTTGTGACGCTCCAGCAAGGAACATATCAAGACGATTAAGATCGTTACCACGTCCAAGCGCTTCAACGCCTGTTACTATGGTAGGTTTAACGATGTCCTTCGGAAGTTTAGGAAGGCGATCCTTCTTGCTCATTCGCTCCATTAAGCGCGATACAAGCGGAAGTTGGAACTCCTGTGAAAGAATTGAATAGAGACCGCCCAATGCTGATTCTAGTTCTTGGCTTAACATACGTATTTCTTCAGCGGTAACTCGTTCAGCATCACGCACCACGGAACTATTCAAAAGGAAAGCGTGAGATAAACGGTCTTGTATTTTAGCACTTACCGATTCAGCTACACGAAAGTCATTAAACTTATTAAGTTGTAAAACGGATACATCGCCGTCACTACCTTGTACAATCGCACCGTTAGGCGCTTCAGCCAAAGTTCTCGCGCGCGTAGTACCGTTAGGATTAATCATAAACAACACCTTAGCGGCGGCTGCACTACCTTCTACAATTGCTTTAGTCAGCGCTTCAAGCGATTTAAGATCGCCTATGTACTCTTCAACAAAACCACGTCCGTAGTCTTCGCCGTCAATACGTGTATAGCGTAAAGGTATCCAAGGTGACTTGTCGATAGAATACGATCCTTTCGACTCTTCGATGACAATTCCTTTGACGTCCTGTTGAACGATGAACTTGTCACCTTCACGAACAATACTCGTGTATAAGTCGCAGTTGTTATCTTTTGATTCCTTGTAAACTTCTTGGCGTACTTCTTCGGGAAGCATGAAAGGTGCAACAGTTTCCTTCACAGCTATATGCGTGACATTGCCCATTGCATCGCGTTTAACGACGTATCTGTCTGGACGGAACACACGCATACCACCATCGTCAGGCATGTATAAAAGCGTGTTACCACTAACCAATAAATTCTTTAATGCTTCAAACACACCGACTCGAAACGCTTCGACTTCGACCTCTTGACTTACTGCTCGTTCAACATCGCTTAAAGCTTTTTCAAGATCGGTGCGTAACTGTTCGCCTTGCTCCTCGCCCATTTCTGCCTTTGCTTTTTCAAGCTCGTATCGGTCGATGACCAAACGAAAGAAAGGCGCGTTAGGCGGTAGTAAAGCGAGTAATAACTTAGACGCTAGATTGTTCACACCACGAGCACCAATACCTTGATAAGGCGTATAGTACTTCGTGTGAGGACCGTGTCCTTCGGGCGGAAGAACGTAAGGTATCGTCAACTCAGCAGACGTTCTAGCGCGATCTAAGAACGACCAACGCGAGTTTTCAAGCTGAGTGTATAGGCTTTGAGCCGTTTCGTATTGCATATATTTTAAAGAGGTTCGCTTGGAGTCCACTCGTCAGTCGCTAGTATTGCGAGTATCTCTGCTTGTGTATAAGTATCCTTCCCGTAAAGAAACCCAGGTTTTGCACCATCATACTTAACAAATGTCTTTGTACCGTCGAGTGAGAATCTAAGAGTACTTTCGCTTGTTTCCTCGACCTTACTAAAATCAACGGAGTCTACTTCGTCAGCGTTGATGATTACATATTTTCTGCCCATAATTTAAGATGGTACTGTTGTTGAAAAGGTTGCTCCGTTCTCTAGTGTCGCATCATAACTACTTCCTGTATTTACTTTATTCTGAATAAGTGTACCTACACCTGAGTTATTATCACCCATTCTATACCAACCGACAGGATTTAAACTAGCGTCATTAGCGAAATTAAAAGGTGATCCGTTATTCCAAATAGTCTGTACCTCAGTAAGGGTTAATGCTTTTCCATCAAAGATAGCAAAGTCATCTATATAACCACCAAGGTTCGCTTGGAGTCCATCCCCCAATTTAAAACCATTAGAAAAATCTTCTAGTGTTTGTGTGGTACCGTAGGTATTTGCTAAAGTAGGTGATGACGAAATAGAACCGATGTAATTATAATGAGACGAAGCTGTGGTATCCACTACATAAGCGATAAAGTTCCATGAATTATTTACCACAGCTCCGCCATTTGTGTCATTAAATCCTAGATTATTGCTGTCTCTTGAAAAAATTCTCAGCCTGTTACCTGATAAAATATCCATGTCAAATTTCCCTTGAACTCCATCGCCACTAGCTAAACGATGATAAGAACTAATCACCACTTCGTAAGTGGAAGGTGAGGTGTTTTGCTTAAACCACAAGACAAAAGACATATCACCTGTGAATGACCCAAGAGAAGTTTGATTACCGCTAGTGGAGTCGTACATAATACGATCATCTGTACCATCTAAGCTTACGCTGTATTGGTTTGCGAAAGAAGCTCCACCACCCGCATCTTCACCGCTTGAATCGAACCCATAAAGCGCGCCAAAGGCGGGACGTTTAATACCACTTGTCGCCTTTAAACCGCTTGGTTTTTTAAGCGAGGTAGTCGGGAACGATAACGACATATCTTACAAGGAGTCTGTAGTACCTGTTGCGAATAAGCTATAAGTACCATCGGTACGAGCTGATACATTACCTCGTATCTTTTCATAATGTCCGTGGTCGTCTCTTATAGTTACGTTACCGTCGGCTGTGACCGCTTCGCTATGGATGACGCGCCATCCGCCGCCGATATACGCTTCAACATCTACAGTACCACCGCTCGTAACTGAGCTTGATGCAACGGTAAATGTCCAGCCTTTCGAGCGTTCAACGCTGAAGGAACTGCCCGCACCTGTCGCCGATACAGCGGACAAGAGCGTGATTTTCTGGAGTGATTTTAATGCCATAATGATTATTCTTTCTGTGTATTATATTAAGTAGGTAAATTGACGCCACTTCCTGAGTAGCTTCCACCCATCGAAGTACGTGTTAACTGTGCAGTACCGCGACGTCTTTTAGACGAAGATGAACCGCGCTTACCCGCTGGCTTAACGACCGCCGCTACCTCCGTTGGAGGCGGAGGAGGAGGCGGAGGTGGAGCGGGTGTTACAAATTTAGGTGATGGAAAGCACATAGTTAATTATTCCTTGGGACTTATTAGTGTTTTATGTTGTTCGTCATAAGTGTCTATAAGGAACTCGATGACTTTTCGTTGACCGACCTTGATCCATATCTCTCGTTCGCTATCCTTTATATCGGGTAAACGAAGCGGAAATCGAGCGTCTAAAGCGTCGATTAAATCGCGGCTCAAGTCGGGAAGTTTTCTAATAGAATCGGTCATTCACCTAAAAACTAATCGGATCAAACGGTTTATGTCGAGACAAATCTTCGTCTAAATCGCCTGTGACTTGATGAATTAAATGACTGTATTTTCGCTTTTGTTTTTCGTCAAAGCACGAAGGCATCCATAGGTATTTAATCTGTTTGTGTTTATTATTATACTCGTCCTTACGAATAAGATAAGCCATCCACGCGTTCATAAGCGCGTCTTGTTCGGTCATGTGTGCCTTCTTATAGGCGTTAAGAACGGTGTCCCAAGTTGCTCCGTATATGTCGAGTAGCTTACCCGCTGACTTAACGCCTATGCCTGGAACGCCTTTATATCCGTCAACTGGATCACCCGCTAGTGTCTGCATCAAGTGATAATGATCCGCTTGTTCTTTGGTTGTCTCGTGTAACTCACCACGGTTGAAGTCGTAGAACGCACAAGGTACAGACTTGAAGTCTTTATCAATACTCACGATGATACGCTTGTCCTTTCGGTTCGGTCGTTCCGTTGCTAGAATCGCGAGTACATCGTCAGCTTCTAAGTTTGGATAGATAACCGTACCGTATTCTTCGGCGAGCCAAGCGCGTATAGGGTCGAGTCCTATCGGTGCAAACTTGGAACGTCTGTTCGCTTTGTACTCGCTGTTAAGCTTACGTCTGAAGTTGTTCTTATCGGATATAGCGAGGATGAAGTCGTCCGCTTTCATACGTTTTTTAAACGTTTCAAGTCGATCAACAATCCATGTCTTCGCAATAGCAAGATCAGTATGTACCGTCCACAGGTCTTCCTTCCATTGGATGTTAGCTTGCGCTGTAAACGCCGATTGATACGCCAGTACGTCGGCGTCTATTAATAGTGTTGTTGTCATTTATTTCCTTTTTGTTGTTGGTTATGATTGTGTATTGTGAGGTAGTTGTACGCTTTAAGAATAATCGCTGGGTCGTCTTTAAGTAGTCCAAGCGCTGTGTTGCAACTGTGACACAACAGTCCTCTTATAGCGCCTGTCCTGTGATCGTGATCTACACCTAGTTTTTTGTCGGAGGTGTCTTCGCATATAGCGCATTTGTGTCCTTGCTTGAACGATATGTATTCGTATTCTTCAGTAGATAAGTTGTATCGCTTTTTTAAATTAGCTTTACGTCCGTGCTTTCTTTTATTCGCACGACTACATGTTTTACATCTTGTCGTCAGACCGTCTGCCCTTGCCCTGTCTTTATAGAACTCGGTCAGGGGATACTTCTTATGGCAAGTCGTACAAGTTCTCACGTGTGGTATTAGTGAGTTTCTGCCCAGTTGTTACCGACCTTGTACTCACCATCCAATGGACACTTCATCTTTAAATGATTACCCGCTTCTCTTATCGCGATACATGCGGTCTTACCGAATTGCTCTGCGAGTTCTGGTTTAACTTCCGTTTGAAACTCGTCGTGGATATTCGCTACGAATGTATAGTCGTGCATAGATCGCCAGTTACTCGTTGCCAAGTGTGTGTTTAAACTGACCAACGCTTGCTTCATCACGACTGCTCCCGCCGATTGTAACAGCGTGTTAAGCGCTGAATGTTCGGAGCGTATTGGTAGTATGCGTCCGTCTAATCCTCGTAAGAATCCACCACGTTTGACCTTTGATTCAACGGCTTTCTTCAACGCGTTTAAAGCGGGAAGAGATGTAAGGAATCTTTGTTTCAACGCTTTACCTTCTCGTGCTGTACCGCCTACGATCTCTCCAATCTTACCGTCACCAGCACCGTATAAGAATGCGTAGATAAATGTCTTCGCTTGGTCACGTGTCTTTAGTCCAGCCGCTTGTTGATTAACCGTGTGAATGTCTTCTTCTAATAACTGACGTCCGTAGTTACCACCGTCAAACCCCGCGAGGTAATGCGCAAGCATACGCAGTTCAAGACCACTCGCATCACAACCGACAAGTACGTAGCCATCACGCGCTTTAAATAACTCACGACATTCCTTGCCGTAGGGTGCGCGTACTGCTGGTACTTGTGCGATGTTAGGATAGCTATGAGTACAACGACCTGTGACCGTTCCGTTAGTATTTACCTTACCGTGGATACGTCCCTTACGAACGCGTTTGATCCAAGCGTTGTCACCTTCGGCTAACATGCCCAAGCGTTTAACAACCATTAGGTATTCAAGTAGTAGATCAGCCGAAGGATGCTTGACGCTTTTAAGCACGGCTTCGTCGATCTTAGGTTTACCATCGGGTGTGAAGTGTACGGGTTTCCAACCTAGTTCTTTTAAACGTGCGGCGATCTGATCGCGACTGCCTGGATTAAAAGGTATGTTCTTAG